TTCAACAGAATTGAGCACTGGGAGGTCAGCTGGTCCAATATACCATATTGATTGATCATAATGGTCCTTCAAGATGTGTCTATCAACGATCCGGTCAACATCACTATCTGTCTTTATGGCTCCTCCCTTAGCTCTTGTTGACCTTCTTACTCTCCTCTTCATCACCACAAGCGGGCGTGTTGGGATCACACCTAGTATCTCAACAATTGCAGACATGAGAGGTTTCTGCCAACGACGGATCAATGCTGCTAATTTCATGGTGTCAGGAACTTCTCTGACATTGACAGACATTCTCAGGAGCACATACTTTCCAGGGTCATCCTCGAAACCAGCAATGTAGGCATTGTAGCACCAGGTTGCCATGATGGTCCAGGTCGTTTTCGAAGTCATCAGATAAGACAATAGCATTTCCATGGAGGTGAAACCCGCACTCAGTGCAATCCTCGTCAGTCTGATTACGTCGGTGTCAATTCCGTCATGCGGTGATTCCATCAATTCTTGAAAGTCTTGCAGTAATCCGGTATCCGACACTTTGTTCACCAGGACATCCAATATTTTCTGGGTCAGAGTCATTGGAAGTGCGTTGGGAATAGTGCTTGCGCGCAACATCTGAGTGACTTCATGTGTAAGGTGGCTCCGGCACAAGAGTAATTTCTCTTCCTCAGTCATGGCATCGTATCCTGTCATGGGACCAAATGCGGGGTGCTGGAATAAGAACCTCTCTTGTTGCGTTATATGCCGTGAGTAAGTGCCTTTTGAGCCCAGGTCCTTGCTTGTGAACACCAGGTACGTGCTACGCCACGCGTCAACAAACGTGACCACATAGACATGTTTGAGGAAATTGCTTGTGTCTGAGAAAACCCTTAGGAACGAATCTACGACTTTCCACTTGGACCTGATCACAATAGTGTGAACCCCCATTGGTAGGCCGTGACTTGCATACTGGTCTTCAGGAGGGTATAACTCTGCAGCATCTATCATCAGAACTGTGGCTGCGTACAATTCTTCCGGCCAAGTGGATTTGTCTAAGGCATTATACTTTGGATCGACCGTCACGAAAGGGTATACCCCTCGCCTCAGCCAGGCATCATCCGGGGTGATGGCTATGCACTCACAGCCCTCTGTTAAGAACCCATGCGCCATTGCCCCCGTACCAGCACACATGTCAATAACAGTGTCACTCATGTTATCCACTAACTCAGAGCACAAATGGGATGTCAGTGAAAATGCCATGTGCTGTTCGGGTATGTTTGTTCCCATCGTATCGAATGTCATTTGTAACCTATTAGTCTTGCGACACACTTCTTCAACCTCTGAGTATTTTATGGGTCCTGATGTGCTTGCGATCAGCGGGTTCATTTCCGGGGGCTTTGGGGGCGTCACCTCAACTGTTAGTGTCTTTCCACTTCCTTTTCTAACCGTACTTAGCACAGCATCCAGGCACCCTGACAATTTCTCACTTGATCGCAAGAAACTGATGATCTCCTGGAAGCCTTCTGTGCTTGTCCAGAAGGACTCAAACAATTCTGGATCTACTTCTGTTTTGTTCGTCGATTCAAGGTACTCATCAACTTGCCGTTTCCTGAACCACCTAACTTTCCTGATGGTGAGCAGCCAGTTGACTCTCAGGCAATTGCACGTGGGATGCTCTTGACACTTCGTGAACACAAGGCAGTGTTTGTATATCAGCGTTAACAGTACATTTCTTCGCTTCATGGTGATGATTGCTGGAATCTTGCAGTCCATGGGGTTATTTCCTGTCATCACTTTGCAAATGTCCGCTCTGAGCTCTGAGTGAGTGCTAGGTCTGTTTCTTGGGGTAGTCAGACGCTTCTTTGTCAACTCCTCAAATATTTTCAGTGGTGCAGATCCCAATTCATGCTTTCGAACAATGTATTCTATCAGTTCTAATGTAATGTCTTCCGGCTCAAGGTGCATTTCGCTTGCCACTACATCGACTACGTATGTAACAATCGTGCTGATCTCTGAAGTGTTTGGTGGTTGGATGGTGTGAGATGAAGAAATGGCACGGTACTGTTCATACCCTGGCACAGTTGCTTTCCAGGACATATACTCGACGATCTTGCTGCTAGTTTCAGCATCTAGACTAGGAGCCATTAGTTCTTGCTCCAGGGCCGTGTAACTAGGCATTTCATAGCATAAATCTAATTCACTCACATCAACACACAGGTAATCACAACCTTCCCTCATCTGCAACAGATCCAAGCCAAAATACGGGTCTTTCCTATCTTCGAGCAGCAGCCTGGCGCAGATGAGCATCGCACGGATCAGCCCAACATTCACATTGCTGTCTATCCCCATGGTTATGTGAC